TATAGATATACAGTTTGTTAGAGGAAACGACGGTATAAATGGAGTACCGTTAGTTTGGGTAATTGATGGACAATGCATATATGATATACCAACATGGAACGAATATAAAGAAATGTTTATGTCTAGCAATACAGTAATTGATGTATCTCAAAGTTATCCAAATCATGACGGGATAACAGTTAGATTTATTAAAGATGGATCAATGATCAATGAATTACAAACTTCTGAATATTTTGGAAGCGTCTTATTAAGCAATCCATTAGTTCTTGATTTAAGAGACTACCCATATGGAAGATATGTTCAATCTCCAAATGCCACTTTTGACGGAGAAAAATTTACTATAACGAATAGAGACATGGCAGATTTAATTCCTTGGGCTCCAACACAGCCACAATACACTGAGTGATATCGTGTATAATAGAATAACAACTATTTAGGGAGAACAAATGTCAAAGTCAGCATGGGAAAAATATAAAGAAAAAAATGGAGTAACTCCATTAGACTTACTAAACCCAATGACAAAACATGCTGCCGATGATTTAGCAGCATCAAGAATGTCAATATGTAGAGCATGCCCAGAGTTAATTTCTTTAACCTCTCAATGCAAAAAGTGTGGATGCATTATGTCTATAAAAACTAAACTTGAAGCAGCCAAGTGTCCAATAGGTAAGTGGTAATATGAAATATCAATACAAAATATCAATGGCACAAATTGACCCCAATGGTCTTTGTAATGTAGGCTGTTGGTTTTGTCCAGTAAGATATGCAGAAAATCCTTTGGCACAAAGAACAAATATGCCAATTGAAACCTTTGAAAGCATTATTAATCAACTTGTTGCAGGTAAAGGCACGTTTGTTTCTGATAATTTTGATTTTATATATACGGCACACTACAACGAAGTTCTTCTTTATAAGTACTTTCCAGAAATGCTAGAGGTTTTAAGAAAAAACAAGATAAGAACCATTGTGTTAACTAATGGAACGCCACTAACTAAAGCAAGAACTGACCTTATTAGAGAATATCAAGATGTTGTTCATGGTATTTGTTTTAATATTCCTGCATCAGATCCAGAAGAATGGGCAAAAGCAACAGGAAAACCCGTAAAAATGTTTGATAAATTAATAGAGCAGGTGACATATGCGGTAGAGCAGTTGCCAGATATGGTAACAAGCAAAGCCATGTCAATACAAGTAAACGGTATTAATAAAAATTCTCTTGTAGAGTATGGTGGTTGGATTCAACAGTTAAAAAATGCTCCAGAAATGGACATAGATCTTGAAACTGGATTACTTGCAAGAATGACAAATGGTTGGAGAGAAAAGTTTCCTGGACTACAAGTATACGAAATGCCATACCTTGTAGATAGAAATGGTCACTTAGATACTCATCAAATTATTACAAATAAGGCTGCTATTGAGAGCAAAGAGAAAAAAGGCAAGGAAAGAGTAGTTGGTTGTGGTAACGGAAGAGAAGTAGGTGGCAGACCAAATGGATGGCTACACGTTGCTGCTAATGGAGACACCTTTATTTGTTGTAATGACTACGATTTTGAAACGGTATTTGGAAATATAAACGATAAGCCAATTAGCGATATATGGATGAGCATTGAGCATAAGTTAATGACAGTTAAGTCATTTGAAAACTTCTGCAGAACATGCGTTCATGCGATTTGGGGTGACTAATGGCCAGCATATTTGTTCAGATAGCAGCATATAGAGATTTAGAGGTAACCCCTACAATTCTAGATGCAATAAAGCAGTCATCTGGGAACCACACACTTAATTTTGGTGTTCACACAGTTTATGTAGATGAATCAGAGATTAATGTTCCTGATTTGCCTAATGTTAAGCATGCTGAAAGCAAGGCTCCAGAAAATATTGGTTTGGGAATCGGAAGAGCCCTTGCTCATCAATTTTATGATGGCGAAGATTATTATCTTCAATGCGACTCACATTCTAGATTTATTAGTGGTTGGGACGAAGTTGCCATAAACTCGGTTTTAAATTATCAAATTCAGGGAATTCACAAACCACTTCTTACAATGTACCCAGCAAATTACTGGTATCCATCTGCAACCGCTAAGTTTGTAGAAAAAGATTTTCTACCACCTGGCCACTTATCTAATATCTCATTTCATGAAAAGCCAGATCAGTTTAGGCTAACAAGAATTCCACAACAAACAGCAATGCCGATCCTCGATGGAAATAGATTTGTAAAGTCAGTATCTGGAGGATCAATATTTACTGTTAAAGGATTTTTACCTTTCAACACAGACATTGCATTTTACGGAGAAGAAATATGGTTGGCAGCAAGGGCCTACACGCATGGGTATGACATATTAGTTCCTGATGAGCAGTATATGTATCATCTTTACTATAATCACAACATTGCAGGTGAAATAAATAAGAGAAAGATTCTTTGGACAGACTACCCTGATGAATTTAACCGTTTAGATTTAGTATCTAAACAATTAATCTATAAAACTTTAACAGAAGGAACAGTTGGAGATATGTTGCTTGGAAATGAAAGAACTCTTCTAGAATATGGAACATTTGCTGGGCTTGATTTTATAAATGGTGAAATAGTTGAAAACTGCTAGCGTAGTTTTGACTGGATCATTTGGTTATGTTGGATCAGCAACAAAAGAACTTTTAATAAAAAATGGATATAACGTTATAGAGTTTGATAAAAAAAATAACAATGACACAAGAAACATATTTAAACTATTTTGTTTGTCTTTAAAAAAACCAAAAGCAATAATTCACCTGTCTGCTAAAAAATCAATTACAGAGTCTGTAAAAAACCCTATTCTTTATTATTTAAACAATATAGGATCTACCTTGTCTGTTGCTTTAGTTTCTAAGGTTTTAAATATACCAGTTATATTTGCATCCTCTGCAGCAATATATAATCCATACAACCCATATGCCAAATCAAAACTTTTAGAAGAAAAAATATTAAAAATTTTATGTAAAAAACTTGTTATTTTAAGATATTTTAACATTGTTGGAAAATCTGACAAAATAAAGGATGAGCAAGGTGGAAACATATTTTCAATAATTAGTAAAAATCCAAATATAAACATTAATAGCGTTTCTTCAACAAGAGACTATGTCCATATTTTAGATATAGCAAAAGCCAATGTACTATCTATTGAGTATCTTAAGGATAACGACTTTTTGCTTACAGATATTTTTACTGGAAACCAGTTTACTATGATTGATCTGGTAAACGAGTATAAGGCTAATGGTGTTACTATTACTTATACCGTTTTAAATTTGCCAGACCTAACAGTTCTATCAGAAATAGATAACAGAGATCTTCTTGGCTGGTTCCCTTCTTACACTTTCTCAGATGGGGTTAAGTCAGAAGTTAATTTTAGATAATAAAATACCCCCAAGGATTTCTCCAAGGGGGTATATTATTTTATAGATTATTTAGGAAATTTATTCATCCACATTCTGGTCTTTGGAGTAATGCCCTTCCAAGAAGACCAATCTTCTCCACCATTTGTCATGTAGTATGCAATCTCTGCATTCTTGACGGGGTTGAAGAGTTCGGCATTAGAGTCAAGATCAAACTTAGTCCTACGATCAGGACCAAGGGTATCAATCATATTGATTTGGAACATTCCATAAGATGAATCACCAGTCTTGTGGTTGCCATTAAAAGCCAGTGGTCGCCCATTAGACTCCTTTTTAGCAACTGCCCAAGCAACTACAAGGTCTTTACCCTTGAATCCTACTAGCGAAAGCAGTTCCTTTAGTTCTAAATCAGTCAGAGAAACCTTGTTCTCAAAACTCTCTAGTTTTTTTGCTTTAGAAACCAAAAAAACCTCTTTCGAGGCGGTTTCCGATGTCTGAGCCTGTTCTATGCTCAAGTTGTTTTTAGTATCAAGACCCGAATCAGCATTGGCTCCGTTCGACAAAACAGTTACTAATGCTACGATACTGAGTGTGCTAATGATCTCTTTGTTTCTTTCGATAAATTTAATCATAGTTTCCTCCTTAGAAAACAATAACACCTTGGTAGGTGTTACTACCTAGTATAACACAAAAATTTATCAAAAGTCAACTTTAGAGGGTGGTATAATAAAGATTATGCCACAGACATCCTCAGCATCTAATTATCCTACTATGACGTACCCTATTGCGTCAGATCCTGTTAATGTACACGGAGACTTTAAAGTACTGGTTGATGCTTTAAATAATATACTGCCATCTTTAGGAATGACAAGTGTTTCATCTCCCGTAAGAAATGTAAGTTCATCTATTTCTATTTTAACAGGAAAGCCAGTATTTATTTCGGGGGTAACGACTTATGAAGGAAAAGCAATTCCAACTGTAGAATTATACAACCCATCAAGTCCTACTCATAACCCAGATGTCCCAATTCTTGGATTAATGCAATCGGACACACTGCCTTCTACAAACGGAGTTGTTGTTGTTTCTGGAATTATACAAATGAACACAACAGATTTAGGTACTTCTGGAACAAAAATTTATGTAGATCAAAACGGAGCCTTGGTAAGTGGTCGTCCATCAACTGGCCCAGCAAGATATGTTGGAGTGGTTGCAGTTCAAGCAATTAAATCACTTGGTGGAATGATTATAGTTCAAACAAAAGGAAACGGTACTTGGGGTGCACTCAAGGACGGTTTGTCGTGATATAATAACATTATGGCAACTTTAAGAGGATCTCAATCATTATACAATGTAGGCAATCCGCCTCCAACTGTTGTCTGGACTGTAGTTCGTGGAGATACTTCTGGGTTTAAGGTTTATGTTACAGATGATGCAAAGGTCCCGTTAATTTTAAAGGGTGTTGGATCTGAGTGGGACATTGCCATGAAGATTAAAAGACCAACCCTTGCATCAGACAAAGGAGTCATCACTGATAATGCAACTACAATAATGGCTTTGCATCCAGTTGCAGATGAAGATGACCTTGTTGGAGAGTTTACAGTTTGGCTTACAGCAGAAGAATCCAATGTCTTGCAGACAGGAGACATCTTTGATATTCAGGTTAGCGACCCAACAAGAGTCTGGACAGTTTGCCAGGGTAGCATGGTTATCCTTGAAGATGTAACAGATTAATGGCCACGGCATTAATACTTGATGAACTTAATGGTAAAACCAAAAAAATTTTTTCTATTGATTATCCTGTAGTTCAAGTAGAAGAAATAACAAGAAACACCGTAATCACAGACATACTTCCTTTTAGAGTTAAGTTTTCAGCCATTCAAATTGTGGCTATTGGTTTGGGCAATACCCCAGCAATTCCACTACAGGTTATTGGATATAGCAACTACATCCTCTAATAGTCTTATTAAACAGGTGATATAATATCGATATGGCTAAAGTATCAATTCCATCAGTTAAGACTCTATTTCAAACAGGAGATAGACCTACTCAAGAAAATTATGAAGATTTAATTGACACCGCATCAGCCCAAGCAACAGATTTGGGTTCTGCTGGTAACAATGAAAATACAATCACTGGTATTGAGAACGTAACTGTTGTTGATAACTTTGACGCTACAGTTTGGCGTATGGTCAAGTATATTGTTTCAATATCAAAGACCTCTGCAGGGGACAATAAGTTCTATGCAACCGAACTAACAATTCTCGTTGACGGTACAAATGTAAGTGTCAGCGAATACGGAACAATCGACAATGATGGGAATATTGGCACCATTAATGTCTCTCGCACTGGAAATACCGTGGCCTTAACAGTCACTCCAGACCCAGCGATCAAGCCAGTCACAGTTCGTTTTGCACGAATTGGACTTAAGGCATAACTAAGGAGATATAAAAAATGGCAACAGTAAATAAAGATTTTAAAATTAAGAGTGGTTTAATCGTTGAAGGTACAACAGCGACAGTTAACGGTTTTGACGTTCTTACAAAGAAGCAAGCAGATCAAGATTACGTAGTTAATCTTATTGGCGGAACAGCCACATCTGCTAACGAAGCAAACAAAGTTGTAAAGCGTGATGCTAATGGTAACTTTGCTGCAGGAACAATTACAGCAGATTTAACTGGTGACGTAACTGGTCAAGTATCAGATATTTCAAACCATGACACTGGAGATCTTGCAGAAGGTTCAAACCTTTACTTCACAAACCAAAGAGCACTTGATGCAACTAACGCTGCATATGATGCAGCAGGATCAGCAACTACAGCAGCAAACGCAGTAGCATCAGATCTTACAGATCACGAAAATGCTACAGTCGCACACGGTGCAACAGGTGCGGTAGTTGGAACAACCAACACACAAACATTAACAAACAAGACTATTGGAGATACACTTAACTTCACTGGCGCAGGAGCAATGACAATCAATTCTGATTCTCATATCGTTCTTACTCCAGCAGCAGGTTCTTCAGTCAAGTGGGGTGCAGATGTTCTTGCAACACAAGGCTATGCAGATCAAGCAGAAGCAGATGCAATTTCAACAGCATCAGCAGACGCTACCTCAAAGGCTAATACAGCAGAAGCGGATGCAAACACTTACACAGATGGAAAGATTGCAACAGAAGTTACAGATCGTAACTCAGCAATTACTTCAGCAATTAACACAGAAGTTACAAACCGTAACTCTGCTATTGCAACTGCTAAGGGTCAAGCAATTGCAGACGCTAACTCTTACACAGACGGCAAGGTTGCAGATCTTGTAGATTCAGCACCAGAACTTCTAGATACACTTAATGAATTGGCTGCAGCAATTGCAGATAATCCAAACTATGCTACAGATGCAGCAGCAGCCGTTGCTGGTAGAGTAGCAAAGTCTGGCGATACAATGACTGGAGACTTGGTTCTTCCAG